AAGCTCACTTTGTGACCGCCTTAGCTGAGATGTGGCGTGATACAGATCGACCGCGACGATAGCCTTCTCGCTGGCCTTCTTTAAAACCTATTGAATAACTAACTACCGCCCAAAGAATACAGGCGATAAGCATAAGGACGAATAATCCGATTTCACTTGATGTCATTTTTTGCTCCCGTGGGAGCCTTGTCGAATGCTCCCAGATATAGAGTGACATCGATGTCTGACATGGTCAAGAATCAAGCGTATTTTTCGGCGTGTCCTCGCTCTGTTTTTGCTTCGCTTTAAGTCCATTACCTGCCAGGACGCCGCCAAGTGAGCCAGTTAAAAATATGGCAAGCGTTTTAAGTAGATCAATAAAAGCTGCGTCGTTAGGTGCTTGACCACCAATTGGCTGCGTAACAAAAATGAGCGCATAGGTTATGCCTAGCGTAACAATTAAGAATACGGCAGCTAGTGTCGATCCAATAATAAGAATAAGCTGCGCATGAACGTCTTCTGGACTACGGCGTCTGGCCGGTCTTTGGATAGAATGATCCAATGATGTCTTCAGTGCAAGTTCCAGTAGCGATGCACGCTGGCTTTTGGCATTGTGATTTCTCCCAGTTTTCATAGACTTGGCACTCATATCTAACCGAGTCGCCTAAATTGCAAGAAGATAAGGCCAGCAATAACGAGCCTAGCCCTATCCACCGCCACACTTATTTCTTGCCGAGTCCGTATGATGAATCCTTTGGATTTAAAAACTTGGCTGCTGGCCCTAAAAGTCCAGCCGCAAAAGCATTGACCAAGATTTTTGGATCTGTAATACCAGACATATAAAGAGCTGCTACGGCTGCAATTGATGCTCGAAGCCATGATGCTCCTGCTGATTTTAATTCGTTCATTTCTTCTTCTCCTTTTTCGGCTTTGCCTGTGGAAGTGGCTCAACCACTGGATATTCTCCTGCATACGGGAGCAGCTTTGGCCTAGCGAAACCCACAATTTCTTTGCCCATATACCGGCGCTTGATCATTACCATTCCGCCGTTGCGCTGATCGCCGTCTCCTGAAGTATTGCCTTCGATGCAAAGAACGCTGGTATTGCCAACCTTGACCACAATTCCAATGTGACTGATCCGATCAATGCCGTCGTGCGGAAAGTCCATAAAGCATAAATCGCCGAGCTGCGGCTTATCCTCAATCCAACGGCCAAGCTCTTTCATCTTATGAGCACCGGCAGCAGTTGAAACCATTGATGGAATCTTTACGCCGGCAGTGTGAAAGACCCAGTTGCAAAAAGATCCGCACCAGGGCAATCCATCGGCTTTTGTGAATTTACCGTACTTTGTAAGATTATCGCCTTCTTCAATCGTGCCGATTTCAGCTAATGCGACATCAATTATCTTGGCGGCAGTACCGTCAGGATAAAAGAAGTTTGGCTTCATCTGCAGTAATGCCAAGTTTGGCAAGGAGTGCGGCTTTGTCGGTAACGGCTTTTGCTTCGGCTGCGAGTCGTGCCACGCGGTTGGCTTTATCAATCGCTAACTGTGCCAATTCTTCGGCGTTCATTTCGCGTTCAATGACTTCATCTGTTTCGGCATTGTGTAGTTTAATCATTGGCTTTGTCATTAGTTCACTCCGTAAATTGTGTATGTGCCGCCTGTGAAAGAGTCTCCGTCTGCAAAAAAAGTTATTGCAGTAATTGCAGATGTAGCTTTATAAATGCCTTGACCGGCAATTGTGCTGATGTTTCCGGCCGTTGTACCTTCTGAAAGTCCATAAGTTTGGCAAAACTTCCAATGTGTTGTGTTTGCATAATCCCAAACGTCAATCACACTAACATTTTTGTTGCTAGATGTTCCACCTATAAACACCGCTGACATTTCAGTTGCGGTTGGGTTCACATCTGATTGTGTGGCAAAAGCGTTGGCATGTCGATACAAACCAGAGCTGTCGTTGTTAAATCTTAATTCTAAATTGAAACCATTATTTGCAAAAGTCACACTTGTTACTATTGCCTTCAATCCTTTGTAACTACCAGATAGACCGCTAACATTTGTCGTTGCGCCTGAAAGTGTGCCTGTTGCTAATTGTGTCAATGATCCACTTGCAGGAGTTGCCCATGAAGGAACGCCAGCTGCAACAGTTAAAACCTGAGCCGTTGAACCAATGCCTAATCGCGTGTTCGTGTTTGCAGTTGCTGACGCATAAAAGAGATCGCCAGTTGTTGTCCCTGGCTGCAGTGCCTTTAGTCGTGTATCGACGCCTTGCAGTGCAACATCAAAGTCGGCTGGTAAGTCGGTTACTAAATCAGTGGCCGTCGGTAAGACGAATCCATAGTTTGTTGTTGGATTAGCCATTCTGTGTTCCTTTCGTTATGAGACTATTGTGGCATATTGCCACTCTAAAGTCGGCGACACGGTATTCCACTGCTCGTTAATTGGCACATCGTTCCACTGCATGGCTTGCAGTGAATAAGCCAATGGAGACATAAGAAGAGTGATGGCAAGTTCATTGTAAGAAGCTCGAAAAGTAAAGCCCTCGACAAAGCCTTGAAAGACGCCAGAGGACATATTGGAAGGCAGGTCATTAAGTGCGATTGGCTGACCCATAAAGATATTGATCAGTGCGTCACGATCCGCATTGTCTAGCTCTGGATTGGTCAAGGCGTAAGTAATTGAGTCAAAGATTGGCTGCGGATAGGCTCGCAGTGCCAGATAAAAAGCCGCCTGATCTTCGGCGTCCGCTTGGTGTTTTATAGTGGTCGTAATAATTTGAGCAAGGTCGCCATATTCGGCTATCGATGCTGGGTCTGTGTCGCTGACTTCGCTCGTCGAGTTTGTATTATATTTGATTGTTAGATCGTTGCGTACGTCTCCGGCACGAGTCTTAATTGTTATTCCTTGCCCTAGAGCTTGATTAGCGGTGAGATCCGTATACCCGTTGGCCGCAAGGTAAGTCGTGCGATGTGTGGAATCAGAATAGGAAATTTGCCCCTGAGCGTTTTCGCTAAGATAGCCAAGTCCAGAAGTGGCCAAAGCTGCAACCAAGTCATAAACGACTGTTCGATTTGATGCTCTCTGTGCAAGCTCATAATTGCCAGGAGTGTCAATCTCGCCATAGCCGTTGTTTTCGGCGTCAGCCCAGGTTGTAGTTGGGTCATAAGTATTCCACTGCAAGGCTGCCGGGACTTGTTGCCACTGATTAAATAAGATCGCGCTCAAGATCGTTTCGATTTGATTGCCGTCAAAATCCTGAGTTAAGACGCCGTCTGTAAGAGCCTTCTGAAGCCTTGCAAGGGCTCCCAGAGCCGTGATGGTGACTTCCTGTGTATAAGCGCTAGATCCGACCTGAGACACGCTTACTGCAATATCTACCACTGATCCGCCAAAGATTGGCACATAGACGGCCGATGTGTCCTGGACTTCAATCGATATTGTGTCATTGATTTCGTAAGGTAATGCAGCTTGATTGAAGATGATGAGAGTGACCGAGCAATAGCCAGCTTGCGCCTGTGTATAAATATTAGTGCGTCCAGAAGTAATTGATAAAGTGGCTAGGACTGAGTCAGTGATGTCAGTCCCATCAATCTTTACTCGCCAGACCGGCGACCATTGGGTCATGCTAGTTGCAGGTTAGTAGCGCCACCTGTGCCGCGGTAGAAACCATCGTTTAGCGTGTTGATAATTGTGCGAGCAGTTCCTTCGGAATCAAATGCGCCGTTTACTGTCAGATTTATTACCGTAGGCATTGAAGCGGCTTCGGCTGCGCGGAATGACCCAGCGTTAAATGATCCAGCCATAAGGCCAGCAGCTCCGGCAACCGCAGACGATACGCCAGCCGCCGATGTTGTTGTAGATCCTGTACCAGTTGAAGCCGTAACGCTAGGAACCGAGATTGTAGGAATACTGGTGGAAGTAGTCGTTTTTGGAATTGAGACACTTGGAACGCTAATTGATGGCGCAGAAATTTGAGACACATTGGGCAAGAATGGAACTGAGTTATAAAGGCGAATAAGTGCGTTAATACCAGACACGGCACTAGCGATTAATGCGTTAAGTCCAGAAATAACCGCGCCAATGACGTTAATGATTCCGCCGGCAATTTCGCCAACAACCTTAAATGCGCCGCCTAAAACTGTAACAAGAACTGGTACGACGTACTTCTTAATGAAGTCAATAAATATCGTAAATTCTTCTTTGTTGGCCGCTATGGCTTCTGTAATTGGTTTAAAGAAGTCTGCAAATTTGCCAAGTGCTGGCACGACTTCATTAACAACAAATTCGACAAGCTTTTGAATTATTGGCAGAAGTTTTGCACCGACTGACTCTTTGGCTTCATCAAAAGTTACTTTAAGGATCTGCAAGCGTCCAGCAAATGTCTCTGCGTTAGCTGCTGCTGCGCCACCGAATAGATCTGAGAGCCGGGTCTGTGTCTCTTCAAATGACATGGCTTTCAGTTCTGCCGTAGATAATCCAATGCCTAACTTGCCAAGAGCTGCCGTGTTGCCGTCGTAGGCTTTACCGAGTGCATTGGCTACTGAGTCCAAGCCTTTACCAGTAGCTTGAGAGATGTCTAGTGCAAGATTGAGAAGATCTTGAGCCTTTGTTACATCATTTGTTGAAAGCGATAATCGCTGCAAGGCAGGTCGTAGTTTATCGTCTGTGACACCCGTAGCCAAAGATGTCTTTAGGATTTGTTGTTCGACCGACTTAATCATCTCATCGGTTGCGCCGGTTGCATTCTTTAGTGCGGTGGCTAGACGTATCTGGGCAGCTTCGTCTTCAATCGCGGCCTTTACTCCATCGACTGCAAGCTTGATGGCATAAGCCCCAGCAGCAGCTCCAGCCGCTGCGAATGCTAGTCCTGCCTTCTTGCTAAATTCACCTATTTTTGATGATGAATTATCAACGTCTCCGTTAGCTTGAGCCAGTGATTTCTTGAGTTGATCTACATCGGCAAGAATGGATAGCTTGAGTGTCCTACTTTGTGCAGCCATCACCACTCCTTTAAGATTCGGTCAAAAGCATTTTCCCACTTGGCAATGATGTCTGGCTGTATTTCACGGAGTGTCGGATAAATAAAGTAGCCTTTAGAATTTGACCAATTTGGGAATTGCTTAAATTTAATAGATCCAAATTCTGTGCCGCCCCAGAGATCCTTTGTTGTGCCGCCACCTGAAAACTTCTGACTGACAAAGCCAAAAGATAGCTCACCGATCTTAGAAGATTTAGACACACGTGAGCCACTGGCAATCCTGTCGGCTGCTTTGCCTCTAGAGACGGCTTTTTGCTGGATTTTGCCTTGAGCAAATTCTGCTAAAGCTGATGATTCTCTTTTAGCTGCATCAGTAGCTTCCGCGTCCATAGCCTTGAATGCTGAAGTAATGCGACGGAGATCAGCCTTGTCATAGGCAATCTCAACGTTGTCGCTCACTTTGTTTCTCCAGTATCTCAAAAGCCGTATAGATCTGCTCCGCCGTCGTCCATTCGCTCATCGGTATTCCCGTCGCTATTGCTAGTTCGACGAGTATTCGATTTACGCTTCCGGCGGCGTAACTTTTGGGAGAACGTCACCGACTGTCACGTCGGCCACTGTTTCGCACCAAATTTCATAGCCTTTAATTGGCTTGCCACCAGCTTCACGCTTCATCGCATTCCACGCAAGGAAGAGAAGATCAGATATACCGATCTTCTCCTGCGCTTGCGAAATCGTGCTACCTGTCTTTTGCTCCCACTTAGCCCACTCTGGCGGTTGTGCGGTGTATGTACCGAATTCGCCGGACGTGTATTCGATTGTGATTGGTAGTCTCATTCTGTGCTCCCGTTTCTATTGTTTAACTGAATGTTTCGGCTGGAGTGCCACTGACTAGCATCGCCCAAGAATCT